GTCTATTGCGTACTTTGGGCATTATTAATGAGGGTTACTTCAATAGGGGCTGTCTTCACGGTATACATACTCCTTAATGGATTCCAGACTCTCTCTATCCTTAGCTCGGTTAAGGGCCTTGCGTTTAATGGCTTTGCCCCTCTCTGCTAGGTCGCGGGGCATGTCAATCTTCTTCGTCAAGGGAATATCCTCCCCATGCTTCGTCTTCTTCGTCTTGCCCATCATCTTCGTCATTTGGAAATACCTTCTTGTAACCCTTAACCATTGCATCAGGGAAGCATTTTAGCATGTCTTCCAGGGTGATGTCAAACATCATGCAGAAGCCGTCAACACTGTCAATGTTGTCTTCAGCCCACTCTTTAACGGCAAGCAGCTTCTCGTGGTAGGTCAACCTATCGCTTGCCATATACCTCTTCCCTTACATATGTGAGTGCATCAATTAGCTCGTCTAATGACATCTTATTAAAATACCAAGTGCCATTAGTGGTTATTTCAGGTGCTCCTACGTCGTCGTAAAACCTAACATTAAGCCGTGCATAGTTTGAAGTTAGATATTCCCAGGTGTTAGCATCTTCCTTATTCCACTGTCCTGGTTTCGCTTCCATACTTACCTTTCAGATAGTCAACACTCAAGAACATTTCATCAAACCGACCATCCTTAACCTCGTTAAGGACAACTAGCCCCCGCCAATGCTTGTTGCTAGTAATGTCCATGTAGTGTTCGTCATGGAGATAGAAGGAACCAGCAATGATGCAGGTAATGGCGGTGCCATCAGCCCTGCGGCCATAGGCCACTTGTCTACCCTGCTGATGCCCTGCTACACAGCTTTGATGGAGTTTAGACACCATTGTAGCAGCACTACTAGCGGGCCTGCCCAGGGCCCCGACAGGGAAGTAATGGTTAAACACCACTCCTTCAATGGTGACAGGGGTGAGGAATGGGTAGGTTTCCCAATGATCTTCATACCGTAGGTCTTTGGTTGAAATGGTGCCCTCTAGGATGGGCAGGTTATTAATGGCTCTGTCAATGCGATTCTCGTGATTCCCCATCAGCATAACTTTGCGGGGCTTGTACACTTTCTCCTTATTCTCACGTTGCTTTTTCTGCAACAGATGTAGCGGATTCAGCAGCAGCTTCATCCCATCATGTGCCGCTTCAATGTCATCTTTGTATCGCAGCCCCTCGAAGTGTTTGCTACCTGCCTTGTCATGGGTGGACAGAGAGGGCATGTCAGCAAAATCTCCCAAGTGTACCACTACATTAGGGCGCTTGTCCACAATGTATTTGCCTGCCCACTCAAGGTGGTCAAGGGGAATGCCTTTGCGAACCTGGGTGTCAGGGATTATTAGTAGCTTCATATAGTCCCAACTCTTGGTTAATTAGCATATTAGTATTCCGCAACCGTTAGGCCACGCAATTCATTTGCGCTCGGCTTTCATCTTGTTCCGCAACTCTTGTGCGCGCATCAGGTCGTCAGGCATGCAGCACTCGTGCAGCGCCTCAAGCTCCTCTAATGCGTCATCAAACTGGCAGGCAATCAACTTGCCGCCCAACATCTCCATGCCGGCGCCTACGCGCGGCGCGTGGCTGGCGTCGGGGTACTCAATCACAAAGGTCTGTCGGTAAGCCATCGTTTCCTCGCTGCTCTCGGTGTATCTGTTTGGCATCGTCACTCCTTCTCGGCCCCTTGGGGCGGCTCAGCTCGAACGTTAGGCCCGTCGAATCGCATCCGCGCAATCCTGCGGCGTAAAGTCTTGGTCTTCACTTGCGCGCCAATAGCTATATTCCTGCGCCTCGCAAATCTTGGCGCAGCGCTCGCGCTCTGCGGCCTCGGCAGCGCGCAACCGCACAATCTCCGCCTCAAGGCTGGCGACGTAGGCTTCCACAACTGGCGCTTCTGGATCGCCAAGAAAGTCCATTGCAAACTCCCAGCACTGTGGCCGCACCGGCAGCGGGCCTAACCCCTCGCCCAAGCCGTTCCCGTCCATTTTGCTCATATTAGTCACCCATTCGTAGTTTGTTCAGTTCGTACTTCAATGCGTAGTAGTCAGAAGTTTTATTTTTACTTGGATTGTTAAACTCCTCTTCATACCAATCTACTTGATCCATTTGTTCGCACAGCTCCTTGTACAATTGTGCCAGGGCAAACTCCCCCTCGGCATAATAGTAGCGATAGGATTCTTCTGGCGTCATGTTTCGTGGAGTCACAATACCTCCTGCACTCGTGGAATGTCTACAATTTTGACCAAGAATACTGGGCCTGTCGAGTAGCTAAACACCCGCATTTCAGGCCAACACTCTTTCTTGAAGCCACAATAGGAGCACGTTGTGCATAGCTTCATATTCTTACTAGTATTACTCTGAGGGACAGGCTCCAGGCGCGGCAGCGAATTCTCCTTGAGTTCTACAGCTTCAGTGGCTGCATGAGCTTGTTCTACAAAGTGGCCTTTATCCACCTCAATCGGGAAGTAGGCAATGTGCCCTAGCTCTTTTTGAATAGTGACAAAGCCAGCAGCACTACTAGCAGTAGCAACAGCATAACCGCTTAGTTGATGCTTGTAACCGAAAGGATCATCCTTCAAACCTCCTTCAAATTTAGCAACACCATTCTTGGTGGTGGATTTCACATCGACGCAAACACCATCAATAAAAGCATCAAGCCGGCCAGAGATAGTCCAGCCATTACCAACGCTGTAAGTAACCCGCTCTTGCTCCCGCTCCACGGTGTGCCCAGCAGTGCGTGCCAGAGATAGAACGAGAGACTCCAGCATATCACCATAGAGAAACTTAATGCGAAGGTTTCCATCAATCTCTACCTTACTGGTAGGGGAGTTAACCTCATACCAGAGTTGTCGGAGACAGGGCTTACCAATCTCGGAGAAGGAAAGGTGTTTGTCTTTCCGTACCCAGGGCTCGCCCCACCACTTGCTATAGTCGGTAGAGAAATTAAAGGTGTCGCCAAAAGGGGCCGAAGCCCCCTCTGCCACCTTATAGATATCCTTTACCAGATTACCGATGGTTTTCACCAACTAAACTCCACATAAACACCGTTGTCGTCAGGGTTAAGCTCTCTCATCACTTTATTATATGCCTCAATCATGGGCCAAGCCCATTCTTTATCTTTGTAGTAGCCCACAAACTCTTCTTTTGACCACTCAGATTGGTACATTGTAACAATTGTATCGTTTGCCATTTGGCGGGGTACGTAAGTATCTAGAGCAACGTGCCAGAGGTCTTTGTAATCGCCACCAATTAGATTATGATAGTCGCGAAAATACTTTTCTTCAATGCCCATACAAGCACAAATCTTTTCTTTCAACTCGGGCCATGTGTAAATAGTAACAGTTTTCATCACTCAGCACCTTTCTCAGCGGCGCGACGCTCTACATCGCCAGCACTATATTCTTCAAAGCGACTTGCAATTTTAAGAACATGGTCTACCAACTCGTCACTAGTCATCTTAATAAGACTCTCAGTGTCAGTGCTGTCAGTAAATAGCTTCACAGCGTTGGTGAGGCTATTCTGACGAATGATGGCGCGGTCGCCATGCAGCAGGGGAATGGGGAATGGGCGACTAGGTGGCCCATAGCTCCGGGCCGGTGCAGGTCCGTCATTGCTCGGGGAAGGCGCTGTAAGCCCGGGGACCCCCTTGCTAATGACACGCACAGTGCCCTTCTCTACATCCTTGCCATAGGTGCCCTCAGTGAAGGTGAACTCAATGGTGTCACCAACCTTGAAGGCGGGCTTGTTAAAACCCAGGTTGAACTTCTCGCCATTTGCCATGAAGGTGTACGATGGCTTAGGACCAAACTTGGTGTTGACAGTGCGGTCGTTGATAGCGGTAACAGTGTAGCTCATAGGTTATTCCATTTCTTCCATATCTTGCCAATTCAAACCCATAGAAACACCAATGCGCATGGTGTCAAATGGGAACGTGGGATCGAGGAAACTCTTTACATACCTAGGTGAGTTCTCCATAACATCTTTGACAACAGGAATGACATTATACACCTCTTCAACATGGCAGTCAATAAGTATTGAGTCATGCACTGTGTTGATGAGGAGACACTTGCCATGTAGGCCAACTTCCTCAAGGCGGCGCTGTAGCAGGCCCAGGATGAGAGGTACCATGTCACCAGTGGCCCCACCTTGCACAGGATAATTCTTTAGCTCTGTTGGAGACAGAGCATGTTCTCCTTTCCAATCTACATAGTAGCTATTAAAAACATATCTACGACCATAGGGAGTAGTATATGTATATCTATATTGTACTCCTGCTTCTCCTACTTTGTAAATTACTTCACTCTCCTTCTCAGCCCTCTCCATCATGCTGCGGTGCCACTCTTGCACGCCCTTGTAGCGTGCATAGAACACCTTGATGAACTTCTTAGCTTCGTCAAGGGGAATCTTACCCTGCTCTGCAATGGCTTTGGGGCCTGCCCCATAAATGAGTTGGAACGAGCGAGGCTTGAATGTCTTACGTTCAGCCTTGGTAGGGGCTCGGCCATACATTTCCTTGTACAACTCAGTGTGCATGTCAACACCATGTTGAATGTCATGAATGAGTT